TTACTTACTTTCTTCTGAAATATGAATTAATCCCTGGTCAAATATTTGCTTTACATGTTCATCTTCAAGAGAGTAGAATACAATCTTTCCTTCTCTTCTGCTCTTTACTAGTTCAGCCTGCTTTAAGACTCTTAGCTGATGTGAAATTGCTGATTGGGTCATATTTAATAAGAATGCAATATCGCAAACGCACATCTCTGATTCATCTAATGCCCAGAGTATCTTAATTCTTGTTGAATCTCCAAAAACTTTAAATAGTTCTGCTAGATCATATAGAGTTTCTTCTTGAGGCATTTTTTCTCGCACTTTATTTACAATTTCCTCATGTATTACATCACAGTCGCATCTTTCAATTGGTTGAATTTTTTTTGCCATATTTATATCACCTCTTTATCATTCAATTGAACACTTGAATAAGCTTTCATATATATTATAAACCTCAATTCTCCGTTTGTCAATAAAAACATATGAGTAATTGTTCAAGTGTGTTTATCTTTTAGCTTTACGGTCAAGACCGCCACCTCTAAGCGCAGCGTAGGTGGGTTTTAATCAGGTGGAGTAGACTCTCCATCTGATTCCCCGATGTTTCAGCTTGCTGAAACGAGTTCACTTATTAGATTATCCCCAAGTATAAATAGAAAAGAACCGCCCATCAAGAAGTATTTCTCCTCAATCGGCGGTCAAATTCGTTTTATTTTTCTATATCAATTTCTACACCAGATTTAAATTCAATAGTTAGTTTATCATCATAGACCGTTATTTTCTCTATAAGTCTCCTTACTAGTTGCTCATCATACTTCTCAAGGAGGGTGGATTGTTCATTTAGGAACTTTTCCATATCTTCTAGTCTTTGCTTGGAGCCTTTTTTGCCTGCTTCTTCTGCTAAAGCCTTATGTCTTTCCTCTCTGAGCCTGTAAATATCATCGGCTATATCGTTATAATCTTCTTTGGAATTGGCCAGTCTCAAAAGGTCTTTTTGTAATTCCTCTAGCTTTTTATCTATCTCGGAAACAATATGATTGTCCGTTTCACTTATCACTGTTTCTATATTTTCCTTTAAGATAGTTAAAAAGCCATCCTTTTGCCCTATTAGTTTATTAATTGCATCCACCGTAGCAAGGCCTATCATATCCTCCAGCACGGTTCGAGAATGACAAGCTAACCCTGTATTCTCAAGTCTACTGACGCATCTCCAAACAATCGATTTTTTACCTCGGTTATTCCAATGAACTCTACGGTATATTTCGCCACACTCTCCACAGAAGATAATTTGTGAAAATACATGATTTGAACTAAAGTTTCTTTTCTTTCCACTAGTACTTATATGTCCTCTACTTCTACGAACTAACTCTTCTTGAACCTGCATGAAAATTTCACGCGGGATAATAGCTTCATGACTATTCTCAACATAATATTGAGGTACGATACCGTTATTTACAACCCTCTTTTTTGTAAGAAAATCTACTGTGTAAGTTTTTTGGAGCAATGCATCACCAATATATTTTTCATTGCTTAATATCTTCCTTATGGTACTGGTATGCCACCTTTTTTTGCCCGCTCCTGTAAGTATGCCATCTGCTTCAAGTCCTTTTTTAATTTTATCCATACTGGAGCCTTCAAGATATTCTCGGTAAATTCTCTTAACTATTTCAGCCTCCTCCGGTACAATTACTAATCGCTTATTCTCATCCTTGGTATATCCTAAAAACCTAGAGCAATTGACCATTACCTCTCCCTGTTGGTATCGGTATTGATAGCCAAGCTTTACATTCTGGCTTAATGACTGGCTTTCTTGTTGCGCTAAGGAAGCCATAATAGTTAGCATAATTTCACCTTTGGCATCCAGTGTATTGATATTTTCTTTTTCAAAATATACCGCAATATTTTTATCTTTTAATTTTCTGATGTAATGTAGGCAGTCTAAGGTATTCCTAGCAAATCGGCTTATTGATTTGGTAATAATCATATCAATTTTCCCTGCCATGCACTCATCAATCATTCGATTAAATTCATCACGATTTTTTGTATTTGTACCGCTGATACCATCATCAGCAAAGATCCCTGCAAATTCCCACTCTGAATTTTTCTTAATAAATTCAGTATAATGTTCAATCTGCACTTCGTAACTACTAGCCTGCTCATCACTATCTGTAGAAACTCGGCAATAAGCAGCAACCCGAAGTTTTGGTGTTTCATCTTCTTTTCGATTGTTGCCCATGCGTTTTATTGCAGGTATAATCATTACATTTTTACTAACTGCCATCTTACTGTCCCTCACTTTCTATTAAGCTATAAACATACTCCGCTTGTGTAAAAGGATTTGTATACTTCTGAATTACTTGTCCTATGGTAAACTTCTTAGAAATAGTAGGTTTGTCTTCTTTCTTGGGTTCAAAGATTCTACCTAGCTTTTTCGCTCTCTTTACCCTCTCTGCTTCTGCTTTTTCGTAGGTCTCTTTATCAATGATGGCAGGGTAATAATCATCACCAAGATAACGTTCATTTCTTAGCATCCTTCCAGCAGTTCCATGATAAGCATCTATTCCAGCAGTCTTTGCTGCGACCGATAAGGAAAGGCCTGATAAGTAACCCTTATATAAATTCCTAACCTTTTCAGCTTTTTCTTCATCGATAACTGCTATTCCATTCTCTATCCTATAGCCATAAGGCGTATGTGCCACTTTTCTCACATCCTTTCCCTTAGTGTGATTCCACATTTCAGAACGAAACCTATCTCTACCCTTGAGAAAACGATAATTTTTTCAACATAATCATTGAAAATTTGCTCGCTAAAGGTATTTATCATTTCAGCCTTATTTGTAAACTTTATTAAGTTACTGACTTCCTGCACCTTTGATAATTCTCCATTTAAAGCATGAATTAAAGCTTCTTTTTGCCCCATATAATTATCTGCTTCCATTTGCAGTTCATTGTTTTCTCTGTTAAAAAGGGCAGGTTCTAGATAACCCTTTGCCATAAGCTTTACAAGCAGTTCTCTCTGTTCTGCATTTTTTTCAATTTGCTTCTCTAATTCCTGAATTCTTGAAAGGTTATCTGAGTTGCTCATTCCACGCAAAGCATCTAATAGTGGTTGTAGAATAAGTTTTCTTCCGAAAATCAGCTTATTCATCATTGTAACAAATGCAGTCTTTATATCTTCATCTCTAATAAACTGCATGGAACATTCTGTTATCTGCTTTAAGTGTTTATTACAACACCAAGCTACATATTTTCTTGAACCAGATGAATGAATTCGCCTTTTAAAGGTACTACCACATTCCGAGCAAATAATTTTCCCAGAGAAGGCATACCGGTTTTGATATTTATTATTATGCTTTTCTATACTCTTTTCCTTTGCCCTTTGATTTAGTACAGCTTCCACAGCTTCAAATACTTCATGACTGATAATTGCCTCATGGTGATTTTCTATTAAATATTTATTTTTCTCACCATAGTTGGCATGCCTATTAAATCGAGAATCTGTATAGGTTTTTTGCAATATAGCATCTCCAGTATATTTCTCATTTTTTAATATACCTAGAATAGTAGTAGCAGTCCAACGAGTGCCCCGTTTAGTAGGTATACCCCTTTGATTAAGATCATCTGCTATTTTCTGTGTACCCTTGCCTGATAATACTTCTGAAAAAATATACTTCACAATTTCTGCTTGCTCAGAATTAACCCGCATTTGACCGTCAATGTTGTCATAGCCGTATGGTGGGTATGAAATCTTAAAAGTTCCGTTTTGAAATCTCCTTTGAATTGCCCATTTATTGTTTTCCGAAATCGAAATAGATTCACTTTCTGCAAGTCCACTTAATATAGAAAGCATCAACTCACTTTCCATTGACTGGGTATTGATATTCTCTTTCTCAAAATAGATGTAAATTCCAAGGTCTAATAGTTTACGAACCATCTCCAAACAATCTGTAGTGTTTCTTGCAAACCTACTAATGGACTTTGTAATAATTAAGTCAATCTTCTTGTTTTCACAATCTGATAACATTCTTAGAAGTTCTAAACGGTTTTCTTTTTTGGTACCACTAATTCCCTCATCATAATAAAGTCCTACATACTCCCATTCTGAATTTGCCTTTATATAAGTCTCATAATGAGATTTTTGTGCTTGTAAGCTCACTAACTGTTCATCACTGTCAGTAGAAACACGACAGTAAGCAGCTACTCGTAATTTAGGCTTGATAATTGATGCGTCATTATTTCCTTCTATTTTTGTTATCTTTTTCATCGACTCACCTCCCTCTGTTGGTCACATATTACCTCTGAAACTCTTATATATCAACGATTTAAGGGCATTATCTCGGCTAAAGCCGGGGAGAAAGTTTCTCGATTCAAAAGCATAATTTTGTTGAACTCAACCTTTGTAATAAGACCCATTCCAAGCATTTGATATAGCAGTTTTTCTGCTCTATAATAATCAAATTCTCTTTGAAGATCCTCATCACTTAGATATTTCCTTTTTGAATTTAATAGTAGATCTTGTTTGTCTGTAATTTTAGTTATCTGCATATAGGTCCCCTCCATTTCTACAGGTAAAACCCTGCACCTATATGCAAAAAATTCCAGTGATTCGAACCCCTAAAAAAACAAAAAACCCGAAGAGTTATTACACTCCTCGGGTCACAAATAAAAATATTAATCATACTTTATAAATGCATCTGTAAAACCGGCCTTTTTCGCTTTAGCAAGCTGGGCCTCTGCATTGGCTTTTACAGAATACGAACCAATTTGAACACGATAATATTTCTTTGTCTCCTGTTCTGCAGGTTTCTCTCCCTCACTTAATAGATTTTTCACATCAGCTCTGAAGGTATCCATGCTTTTTCTATGTTTAGAAAACCAATTTTTCGGATCGCTATGATTACTTGCGATTCCTTTTTGATATCCTTCATAGTGGCCAATAACATCTTTTTCGGTCAAGTTATAGATCTTACAAAGATAGACACACAGTTCTACCGCTTCTTTATAAACTGAACTAAAATATGCGGCATCGGTCAATCCATCTTCGCATATTTCAAAACCGATATGAGTATTGTTTGCTTCACCCCCAGCATGCCATCCTCGATAATTCCACGGCAGTGTCTGATATATTGCAATTGTCCCATCTGCAAGTTTGCCGATGAAAGCATGAACACATACTTGCCTACCGTCTGGTTTCTCTTGATTCCAGTGGTTATTATATTGGTTCTTCCCTAAAAGTCCGTCATCGGGTCCAACATATCTGCGAAGATATGGATTGTTAACCCCAGTGCTGTGCACCATGATGCCTTTAGGTTTGATTTTCTGACCCACTTTATAACATTCATTTTCCGTAAGAATGAGTTTTTTAATGTTCACTAATTTTACCTCCTGCGTTGTAATAAATCATTACTTAGTAACATCCTTATCGCCACCATCTTTTAGCTGTTCAAGAATATTTTTGAGTTTTTCAGGTACTGGAAGTCCGATTCTTGTTGAATTTTCAATAATGCTGATTCCTTCATTGGACAGATAGAAGAATATAACTGCGGTTCTTATAGCGTTGCCATCTCCGATAATGTTCTGGTCAATGATGTGGGAAATGCCAACAAGTGAAAAAATAACGACTTTCTTAAAAATGCCCCGAGCACCTACATCACTGGATAGATGCTTTTCCAAAATCGCGCTCATCACTCCAAGAATATAGTCAATCACGACAAAGGCGATAAGGGCATATAAAAATCCATCGTACCCTCCTAGAAACCAACCAAGCCATCCACCAATCGCTGTAAAAGCCATTTGAATAAAAGTCCAAATATCTCTCATGTAATTTCCTCGCTTTCATTTTTGTGTATTAAAAAACGCCCTATTTAAGGCGTCGATTCTTATTCATAAACCCTGCTACTGCTAGTTTTATCTTTTGTTATTTTCCCGATGTAGTCACTAAGTCTTCCCTTTCCAAGCCTTCCACCGCTGTCCACCGTAAAATCAGTGTAGAAACCATCCTTCCCAAATCTGTGAGTAATTTCTGTAATAAGTCCAAGGTTATATGAGCCTTTATCACTAACGATTACTGCTTCGTCGCCAAGTATAAGTTGCGGTCGAAATGGGCCAGTGAAACTCTCGATCTTACCAACATACTGAAGGCTAAGAGCAATTTGATTAGCATAGTTTTGTGCATCAATTGCTGTAGTTCCTTCGGGTACATTTACATAAAGAGTTTTGTTTGCCTGCGAGTTCCATCCAGAGTATGTTTCAACATCCCTATAGACCTTAACTGAGAAATCTTGGTTGTGTACGCATACTCGTCTATAGGCTTCTTGATCATCCCGTACAATGCTTCTTGTAAAAATGTCTTTACCCCTGTGAAAGGTGTAGGTAGTATTTCTTGTAAAGCCAGCATAGTTTGATGAACCTATTACTACCGTTCCATCTACAAGTTCTTTTACTTGCCAACCATCTAGTGCCTTTAATATCTCCATGATTCCTTCAAGATAACTCATATTTTCATCAAACTGATATCCTGCATAAGTGCTGGTGTTTTCCACAAGCATTTCATCTGAACTTATGTTTGCCCTAAACAATATATCCTTTAATGTCTCATGGAGCACCATGTAAGGGTATGAGTTTTCCTCATCAAAACTTTGATCACCTAGCGCTTTCCCGATTATGTTTCTACCATCCACACTGACCGTTTCAGATAGAATAGAAAAATTGCTTCTGTCCACATAGAAAACCCCCATTGGGAAAGGTTCGCTATCTCCCATAACTAATTCAAATTCCACCTTGCTTCCAGGAGAAAGAAGACTAGATTCTTCTGAAATGGCTACATTACCTTGATACTCAGGATTTTCATTTAATGGATTATCAAGGCTTAAGGTGAAAGAAGATATAGAGGTATCCATGGAATGCTTAATGGAACCGCTATTAAGATATCTTCCCATTTCAAAAGCAAATTCGTATATTAATAGCTTATGGGTATCAGAAGTTCTATAACTCCCTACAACACCGAATCCCTGAAGGATTTGAAGCTCCATCTGCTTGATTGTAACATCCGGACTGACCTTTATAGGAGTGAGCCAGTTGGGGGAGTTATACTCTCCATTCAGTTTTTCTGATGATTTCCCATGGAGTTCTTCTCCAAATAGATAAAATAGCTGTCCTTCTGTCTTTGGAAATTGAAGAAAGTCAGGGTATTTTCCTTTACCGACTATTCCTGCAGTTGAAAAAACCAGTTCCATCTAATCACCCACTTCACCTATATCCTCTAGAAACTCAATCTTTAGTTCATGTCTTTTCCCACATTTTATACAGACCACAAAGTCTCTAATGGTTTCATAATAAAACTCCTGACCACATTCACATTTTATGTTACCTTTCTTCATTTATATCCCCTCCCCAAAGGCTAGAACAGCCTCCGCATTAAGCAGATAATTTGTACCCTTTGGAATTTCATTGATATGATGTCTTTTAATAAGGACAACATCCCCCTCTTGAAGAACTGTTGTATTAAATTTCATTATTGGAAGCAAGTAGCTTTGCCAGTTAAATATTGTCATGCTTCCATAGCCTTCTGTAATATAGCAATTGATTCTCATATACTTCTGGGTGGTGTTGATATAGATATATCTAAAGGTGGTATCCATGGTGGCATTTCCAAGGCCAGTAATGTAGTTTACCCAAGCATCCCCAAGATTATCTTTTGTGGCAAAGTCATAATAGCTTCTAGCATAGCCTTGACTCGTTTTGAAACTTATTACAAAATTAAATCCTTCCTCTGAATAAAGTTCTACCACACCACACTGAACGGTACTCCCAATGATTCCAGTATCATAGTAATGAGTATTAATGACATCTTGCCATTTTTTGTGGCTTGAAACACTTAGTACATCTAAAAAGCTAAAATCATTACTTGAATAATTGAAATCTCCAAATTCTGTGAAATAATAGTCTGTGATTACATTGCCATTAATTTTCACTTCTTCAACATTAGTGTCTTTGAAGTTTAGAAATAATTTATTAGCCGCAGCTTCTTCAGATGAAACAACATACTCATAAGTCATATCTCCATCGTAGGATACAGGAAAAGAGCCAATACCTGCCCAAACTAGCCTATCCACTGGAATATCAAGTTTTCTATCCTTGAATGTCTTTCCAAAATATCTATTACCTGTAGCCTCGATTCCAAGAACTACATAGTTACTGAACTGACAATTTAGTTTTCTGGTTCTTGCTACAGCATCTGTGGTAGCTGTGGCACTCATACCAACATTTGGCTGGCATAGATATTTGCTGGTTGATATGGCCAAGGTGTTAGAGGGTACGCTTCCTGCACCAGCAAGATAATCTCTAAGAGTCGTATACCATTCACCACCATTTGTAAATTCATCAAATTCTACAAATACTGTGGCATAAATATCAATGATTCTAACCGGTGTCTTTTCTATGGATAATGGGTTTCCTTCTGCATCTGTTATCATGGCATGAGTGTTTACCTCAGTTGAAGCTTCGCTTATACCAACTTCTGTTAAGATGTTTCCGTTAAATTCAGTAGCTTCAAGCCTTATAAATCTAGTCCATTTAGATACAGGAAATGCCCTTATTAGTTCTACATCGGAACATGCCTTATTGCCCACTCGGTTAAACAATGTTGTTCTGGTTGGGTCTAAGGTTCCACTTCCAGTACCAAACACAATTTGGGTAAAAAAGCTACCAAATGCTACAAGTCTAGTATACATTCTATTAAGAACTATATTTTCTGCTTGTCCTCTTAATTCTACTTCACCTGTCTCTACATTAGTTACTACGATGTCAAATCTATTGTGAAATTTTGGTTTTAATTCTGCTTTCATACTTATTCCTCCTATGGGTTTTCAATACTTGAATAAATCAACTGAGTTGCTATTGTAATTCCAACTACCCTTATTCTCTCGAAGATGTCATCTACATTATGATAGTCTATTTGTATTAAGTTTGTTATGCTATTTACTCCAACAGTCAATCTTTCTTCAATTCCGGGATTGGGAGATTTAATTAAGTCTGTTGGATAAAAACCCACAGTAAAATCCTCTAAAGCACCTCCATACCCGATAAGATTTCCAAGTTGACCTTTATACTGAATTGTTACTGCCCCTTCTACTTCGTCAAAAGCTTCTTGATAGTTATCGTGTAAAGTTATTAGAATAGCATTTTCTACAGTAGGGTGGTGTTCAATTTTCTTAATGACATAGTCTATTTCTTTCAATGGACCACCGACAAAGTCTCTTTGTAATCCAGTTATCTTAATAGCTTTTTCATCATGAACAAATGCCTCTATTTCATAGATATAAATATAGCTTGAATATCTAGTAGTCAAAACCCATCTATGGTAAAGATAAGCATCACAATACTGCCAGTAGTATTCCTTCCATCCTGTAGTATTCTCACAAGTTCCAGTAAAAATGTCAATCCAGTTGACTCCATCATCACTTCCTTGTACCTTGAAATCCTTTGGTCTATGTTCACTTCCAATATACCACTTAAAGCCACCAAGTCTTATAGGTCTTAGTGTATTTACTTGAATCCATTGTTCACCTGAATTTCTTGTCCTCCAAGATGAGGAAGTAGACCCGTCAAATGCACTTGAAGAATAGTATGATGAATAAGTACTACTTGCCTTGCAGAAACCAGATAGCGTTATAAACTTTCCAACCATAAACGGTAATTTAGGCAGTAGCACAAGGTTTCCCATTACCTTGTCACTAAATCTAATGGCAATCTTCTTTCCCTCACTCTTACTCATTCCACACCTCCTCTACCACAGGTAGTGGTATTTCTACTGGTACCAAATTTATTGGTATAAATTCAATAGAAAAATCATCCATCATCAGACCAAGTTGTGTTATAAGATTTTTAACTGTTAATCTAACACTTCCTAGAGCATTGTTCATACCAACTAGAGTATCATCAGCTACTGAAACTTGATACTTGTTCTCACCTAGGTATGTTATACTTCCTACAGGTATAACCACTCCAAAATATACATCTTCTAGCAATAAATTATGCACTTGTATCTCATAAATTGGATAAAGAGTTTCAAACTGTAGAGTTCTTCCCCAGTCTCCATTTCCATCATCAATGTTCTCAATCCATAAAAACTTGTTATAAACATCATGAAAAATAATCTCTAAGCCAGTTGAGTAAGGGGTGTAAACCCTAATGGTTTCTGCTGGCTCAAACACATCATGATAGGTAACCTCAACAAGTTCTGCTTTTGCATTGCCATCAAGAACTTTTATAGTATGCTGTTCTATTGCCATACCTGCCCAATTTCTTTCTGTGACCATCCAGTGTATGTTTCCTAACGAATCCTCAATGGTAAACCCCATTCTAAAGTCATTTGTGATAAACATATTGTGTGAAATGGCAGTACCAGTGAACTCAGCAAGTTGTCTTTCAGGCTCCCACACATTTGTAAAATCAATTGTCTGGCAGTAGCTTGAATAATATACCTTCCCATCGGTTTTAATATAGGAAACGATGATCCCCTGATCCTTATCTGGGAAGTTCACATTTTCCCAACCTCTTATAGCTTTGACTTTCGTAACCAAGGAGGCAATATGCCTTTTTGTCTCACTTAAATCCCATAGTTGACTCCATAGTATCCCTTGAGTATCGACCCAAAATATAAAGGGCTTCTCATCCGTTGCAAGTCTCCATTTTCTTCTATGAAGCTGCCAGTTTCCATTAAAGGCTATGGCCACTGCGCTACCTTCTCCAAGCTCAAACTGATGAACCCAGCCAAGCTTAAAGTAGTCAGGATATTTTCTAATGGATGTCTTTATGATACCGCCTTCTATGTGAATCTCATAGATGCTGTCCGGAGCTCCATAGGGAACTCGTCTCCTTGCTGCCAAGGATATATCTCCTAAATTATCTGCTACCCTTATAGTTTCAACAGTCCAGTAATCAGAATCCATTACGGTGGTCCTTGCCCTACTTACCTTTATGCTCATCTTTGGATCAGCCTTGTTGGCTAGGGTTTGCTGTGAACTTGTTAACTTTTCATTCAAGTGGGCGGTAACACTTCTCACAGAGACACCTCCTCTTTAAGAACCATTTTAATTGTTCCTTCAAAAAGGCTTTTATCTAGATTACCGTGGGCAAAATTTATCCGTTTCCAAGAAATATTCTCATCGATGTAAACTATATATTTTTTATCAAGAAAAATCATAATAAGTGGAGCACCAATGTCAATTATACGGTTGATTTCTTCTGCCTGTCTAAAACTCGATACGATAGTACCTACCGTTCTCTTAAGAGGACTACCAATCACCTGAACGTGATAACTTCCGTCCAAGAGTCGATTTACTACACGATTCGAAACATATTCAAATGGAGAGAGGTCCTTAAGAATCCTTGATAGGACTTCTCCATTGTAATTTTCAAGTCTAATCATCAGATTCTAGCCTCCCTTCTAAACTGGTCCATAATAATTTCAACCACACCAGTTAGCTCATTCTTTGTATTTATCCCTCTAACCTCAATAACACCTGTATGTTGAACTATTGAAGTCATGTCTCTATTAAAATTAAAACCTTGAAGTGAGTCATCAATATTGAGTCTAGTATCAAGATTAAAAACAGTAGGTATTGCACTCTGTATGTCCTTTTCTATGCCGCTCATTGCATTGATAAAACCTTCCCCAATACCCTCACTCATGTTAGCGCCAATTGCAGCAAATACCTTTGAGGGAGAATTGATGCCAAGAGCTTTCTTAACACCGCCAACAATACCATTGACCATATTTTTTACATTATCACCAAGCCAGCCGATCATTGATGCAATACCCTCCCATAACCCTCTTGCGATATTTTTCCCGACCTCAAATATGGATGGGATTCCTTTTGTAAGTCCACTGACGATTGAAAATATGATTTGTGGCAATTGAGCTACAATCTGCGGAATAGCTCTGATCAAGCCCTTACCAAGTTGGATAGTAAGTTGGACCCCCATTTCAATAAGTCTTGGCAAATTTGTGGTTATGAAACTAACAATACTGTCGATGATTTGGGGTAAAGCTTCTATTAGTGTAGGGAGTGCATTTAAAAGTCCTTGAACCAGTCCACTAATTAACTGAAAACCAGCATCCAGAATTAACCTCATGTTATCAACTAAAGTGGTAGCAATCAAAATGACTGCTTCAATCACCGCTGGAATCAGATCAGGTAAAGCCAACCCTAAACCTTCGACAAGAGCAGCAATAAGCTGTACAGCTGCATCAATTAAAAGTGGCAGGTTCTCAATGAGTGCTCCAATGATTGTCATAACAGCATCTACAGCTGCTGGAATTAGCTCAGGAAGCAGACTAAAGAGTGTTTCAAGAACCTGACTGAAGAGATCCGTCACGGTACTTAAAAAAACAGGCAGAAGGTCACTAATAGCAAGAAGAATAGTATCCATTGCTGCAGGTAGAGCTGTAACAACATTCTCTAAGATTGGTACAATATTAAGGACAACTGACTGGAAAGCGTCTACGAGGTTTTGCGTCAAATTGGTCATATCGGCATTGGCATTTCCAAGTCCTGCTGTAAATGATCCAACTGCGGCTTTCAAAAGCCCGATTGAGCCTGAAATAGTCTGTGTTGATTCTTTGGCAAAGTTTCCTGCATATTGCTCAGTGCTCTCGAAGAACATCTGCATGGCAACTTCAGCTTTTTCAGCTTGTGAGGCACTTGCCCAAGTAAAGTCTAATCCTTTTGCAAGGGCATAGGCTTCAATATTTGTGGCATTCATGGCAACGCCCAAGTTATCCATCATAGTGAAATTGCCCTTTGCCGCACCTGTGACAGCCTCCATAGCCATAGACATATCAATACCCATGACAGATGCCATATCAGCCGCTCTCTGCATTGCTTTTTCAGTAAGTTCAAGACTTTTTTGTTGTTCGATGCCGGAACCTTGGAACAATGCACCCATCTTATTAGCTGTGGCCAAATAGTCACTCTGAGACACACCAAGGTTTTTGTAGGCCTCCTCACCGGTTTTTTGAATCGAAGCCGCATATTTCCCAAACACTGCTTCAGAGCCACCTAGGTTTTGCTCCAGTTCACCGAATTGATCAACTGCTTCTTTGCCTAGCTTAAAGGCAACAGCACCGGCGGCAACAGCTGCAGCACCCATTGCAACACTGACACCCTTAAGGGTATTACCGAGCTTATCAAACTTTCCTCCGGATTTTTCTGCATCATCCCCTGCTTCCTTCAGTTGATCGCCGAGATCGTCAGCACTATCTGTGGATTGTTCCAATTCCCGCTCCATGCCATTCAGTTCTGCTTTAGCATTGTTAAGTTGGATTGCCCAGCTTTGAGTTCTTCTATCGTTTTCACCGAAACTATCGGAGGCATTCTTAAGGGCCGCTTCGAGGATAGATATTTTCTCTTTCTGTGCATCAATAGACTTGTTTAAAACTTCATTACGGGCAGTCATGGCTTGAAGACTTTTATCATTTTTATCAAACTCCGAGGATACGAGCTTCATTTCGCTACCCAGCACTTTAAATGATTGATTGATGTCACGAATGGCGTTCTTAAATTCTTTTTCACCCTCGATTCCTATTTTTAAACCAAAGTTATCCGCCATGCATGCCGCTTCCTTTCTTCATGAAATCAAATCCCATATGGGATAATGTCATCGATGTACAATTCCCGTTTCGGTTTTGTGATACCAAGAAATTGCTTGTGACACTCCCATAAATCCATCAATAAACCAATTGGCATAAGCCATGTTTCTTCTTCCGTACGATTGAGATGCACTGTTCCATAATAAATAAGCCGAGTAAAGATTTCTTCGTCTTTTACTCGGCCTGCAAGTTTTTTGAGTCTTCTTCCGATACAATATTTCGTTTTGTACCCTTAAACATTGCCTCTGTCAAGGCTTCTTTGTATGAAGCTAGTTCCAGTGGGGAGGTGAGTAGCTCAACCGCTTCTTGGCTAAGCAAAGTCTTCTGATCCTCTGGGTGTTTTAGATTGTATATTAGTAAACTCTGGTTTGCCATAAGTGTTATCAGCCAGACGATTTCATCAAGTGCCATCTCAAAATTCTCAGATTTCATCAGCTTTTCTCCCAGATTTTCAAGGCCACCGTATCTACCGGCTATTTCTTTTGTTGCCTTGGTGGTTAGAATAAGTTCATAATCCTGCCCACCAATATTAATCATTGTGCTTCTCTCATTATCCATATTCCATATCCTCCTTATTCACTTACTGTGACAGCCGCTACATTAGAGGTTACAGAGTTAGGTCCGACGGAAACCACACAGTAGTAATAATACGTACCTGCGGGATTAGTAGTTGGTGTTGTGTAGCTAGCCAAATTCGCTCCGGAAATCGGTGTACCACCTACATTGCTATTGATTGAATTGGAATACCATTGATAAGAAAGTGTTCCGCTTGAGGCTGTGGCTGTTACTGATAATACTACTCCTGTCCCCACTGTTGTAGATGCATCCTGAGGTTGGGTAGTAATACTGATATTAACCGCCGAAAATGTAGGTTCATACACCTGAGTATACCAGCCGGTAATAATCGCCGTTGTAACACCCTCATCCCCCTCATTAACTTCAGCCTTCCATGGATGTCTGCCCTGACCATCCAGCTTATTGCGCCTTAGCACTGTTCCTTCAATAGTAGGTGTTGAAAAAGTAATACTATCTCCTTTGGTAGTGAGATTGGTAGCGGGAATACCAAATTTCACACGGTATAGCCAGAAATATCTGTATTTTCCGTTTGCTTTCTTTGCTCTAAACCCAACAGCGACAGGATCTCCCCCATCCTCACCAGTAGAGATTAAAACATTGTTGTCGTCAATCGTTGCGCCAGTTAAATCACCGGCGGCTGTCACACCAATATCATCAATCCCCAAAGTCAATGTGCCACTTTGGAATTCTTTAATAATTTCAGCCGCTCCGTCATCGGCATAAAGCGTTGCCTCTGCAAGCTCGACCGAAAGTTCAGCACTGATCGCTTTAGCTAATGAAATTGGCGTGCCATAAGTTTCATCACCGTTTTCGTTTTCGGTTATTTTTGCATAATAGAGTTTATCTAAACCGATTGTAGCCATAATCTATTCCTCCGTTTCTACTTGAAATTCATAGTGTTTTGCCACATCAATAGCATAATGGTAATAACCGGTATCATCTTCATGCCCTATATACCGGCGGTCAGTTATAGTAAAATCCGCACCTAGTAGAGTTCGGACAAGTTTGGTTTTTATCGCTGTATAATTTCCTTTTGCAAATAAGGATAGCCTTGCTTCCTGTATCTCATATCCCGGCTCATTATCAACGTGAAGTTCAAAGGTATCAACAAGCGGAGTTATCACAACATATAAGTCAGGAGGAACACCTGAAAACACACCTGTCTCAATAGGGAGAAGAGGTTTAAGAATTGTATTAAGTTCTTCCAAAAGGTTCATATGTTCTCCATCTCTTTCTTTAACTTCTGTTTCATTGCTTCAATACAGGCTTTTTGAGTAGATGATTTAGCAGGTTTTAAGAATGGTTTAGGCGGTTGACCGCTCTTGCCATACTCAAGAACAGATGCAATCATGGCATTGCTTTTTCCATCAACACGAGGCTCAGAAAAACCTACTTTAACATTGAAATTTCCATCTCTATCCTGTTTAGCAGTGGAAACACCGAGTGCAGAAATTAGTTCACCGGTAGAACGACTCTCTTCTTTTGTTCCGCTACCAATAACCCCTTGCAGATTACTTTTTACTTTTGCCTCCACAATTTCACCACCGGCTTTAAGTATCCGCAGTAATATTTCATCTGTCTTTTCACCGAGCCTAGATATTTTCAAAAGAAAGTCCTCCGGCATTTTAATAACAGCTTTAGCCACTAGCTTTCACCTCCTTTGCAAGCACTTCAACATACATCCCGCGACCTTTTACATCTTCAACTGAGATGATTTCAAAACGTCCATCATCACATACAATGACCATTTCAGTTGTCACTGTAATACCGGGAAGGCATCGAAAACGGAAAAGGTCGGTGGCTTCAGAAAATGTGGCTCTATTTGCCCATCTCTCGCTGCCATGCCTACCTTCTCGATATGCCCTAACTGAAGCTACGATGTTATCAGTTCTTATTGAAAATCCTTCATTGTCCTTTACGCTTACTCTCTCAATGATGTCGATGAAAGTATTCATTTTTCCAAAGCTCATAATCACACCTTCCAATCTCGGTCAAGCCGAAGCAGCAGATTTACAGTATTCCATACCTGCTGCCCCGCCTGCACATTATCTGAGAAGAAACCGCCTGTACTGCCATCCCTTGATTCATAGAAGTGAGATGTGAGCATGATAACGGCTTGTTCGGTAGTAGGCGGCATCTGGTTATTGGTATAGAAATCCTCCGGCAGATGTTGATAGCTCTCAGCATACTTTATGGCGGCAGTAGTGTACATCTCAATGAGTTCATCATCCGCCGAGTGATCGAGAATAAGATTTGCTTTGACTTTTTCAAGTAATGTCATACTGCCCCCTCCCTTTCATTAATCTGGGATCATTAGTCCTGCGGCCTTAAGTTTGGTGAGAAGTGCATTAAAATCTGTCACCAAATCTTCAACTGTGGCTGCTGTACTTGCAGCTTGGTTATCAAGAATAGGGAGCCCAGTAATGATCGCCCCATCCTTGATTTCAAGTGTTCCACCAATGACGGTTTTTTCACCACCCTGTTCGGTATAATTCTTTGTGTTATAACTCATAGTCCACCTCCATTACACTTTCTGCTGAAGCACTTTGATGGCCTCAGGTAGAATAAGCTTTCCATCTACACGTTGGCTCGCAAGGAAACCCACTTGCCCTGTGGTTGCAAAAAGTTCATTTAAACGTTTGAAAGAACGCCCTTGTCTATCAGCAATCCAATAATATCCAAAATCACCGAAGGCAATGGTTTTAGCTCCAGCTAGAATAGTAGGAGCATAAGCTGAAGTATAAACCGGATGATTTAACAAAGTATCTGGAGCACCAGCTGCTAAAGAAGGCTGCCACAGATATTGACCTTGACCATCCTTCAGCTTACGAATCGCCTTTACTGTTGCATCATTCATCAAGAATACTGCGTTTTTTCTATATGGCGCTTTTAATGAGTAAACAAGATCAATAACTTCATCTGCAGTAATAGCGGTCGCTGAGCCTGCTGTCACTCCAAGCTGCGCTCCACCTGTTACATTGAAAATACCAGTAGGTTTCCCATCTCCATCTCCAACTAAAAATGCTTCTTCTTCCTTAGCACCTATTCTACGAGCAAATTCTGTGGAGATATAATTCTCTAAATCAAATATACTATCATTGAGAAGTTCATCAGAAACTTTAATCATTGTACCCAGCTTATAAGCACCAATAGATGTCTGTCCAAATACAGAATCACTCTCATCAAACTCCTCACCTTCGTCAAGCCAAGCAGCTGTGCCTTTGGTTACCACAACTGGGATTTTACGATCACCGCTTGAGGTTTTAATTATCTTTGCAATTTTACGGAATACATTCTCTTCCTCAAGGGTTTGAACCAATGTACGCTCAAATTCATCAGGAACAAGATATCCTCCCTCGGAATCAGTACCTATAGACAAAGCATTTAGCACATCATGACGAGGATTTTTGTTACGCATTACGCTCCAGAATGCCTTTTTGTACTCATCACTGGCCCTTCCGGTCTTTATATTCATCCCCGAAATAGCTGGCTTTTCGGTAAGAGGTGTGTTTACAGGCTTATTAAGCTCTGCTTCAAGAGCCTCTTGGCGTTCCAATCTTGTAATTTCTTTACCGAGATTAATAATGTCTTCTTCCATTCTGTCATAAGTTGCAGCATCTTCTTCAGATACTAACCCATCACTTCCACGCTTAGAATCAAGAAATGCTTTTGCTGTTTCCCATGCTTTTGCACGTTTTTCACGCAATTCAATAATTTGGTTCATTATTATTCCTCCTAATATTTTAATAAATTAAGACGCTCATAAAGCGCCTCTACTGACTGTTTTACAACTGGTTTTTGAAGTTTGTTCATAAGTGAATTAGTCACTGCACTCCTGCTAAATACAAAGCTGTCTTGTAATGCACTATCCACAGGTTTGAACATTATGTCATCTGCAAAACCAAGCTCAACTGCCTTATTAGCATTGAGCCAAGTTTCTGCATCCATCAAGTGAGCCAACCTTGTTCTAGATAAGCCGGTTTTAAGTTGATATGCATTGATGATGCTCTCTTTCACTTCATCAAGCATATGTATTGCTTTTTGCATCTCCTCACTATCGCCAATAGCTATCGTAAAAGGATTATGGATCATCATCAGTGATGTTGGAGACATTAAAACTTCTGTACCTGCCATGGCAATGACCGAGGCGGCTGACGCGGCAATACCGTCAATCTTTACAGTGACATTCCCCTTATAATCCATCAGCATGTTGTAAATCTGTGATGCTGCAATACAATCACCACCAGGTGAATTAATCCAAACTACTATATCACCCTCGCCACTCATTAGTTCTTCTTTAAAAGCAGCTGGAGTAACATCATCCTCAAACCAACTCTCCTCAGCAATTGCACCATTTAAATAAAGGGTTCGTGTTTGTGAATCTGTGTCACGAACCCAATTCCAAAATTTCTTCATTCATTTTTCCCCTCCAATCCCTCTTTGTTTGCAAAAATACCTGCATCTTCAAGTTTGGTCATATTCCCATTAATGAGATATAAATCTCCTCCAATTTCTGGTGAAATTCGATCAAGGTTCTCAAGTTCCCTAATATCATTAGCACTCATCCAGCCATTCTGTCTTGCAATTGCGTAGCCATTCATCCGAGAAACGTAATCACCTCGAAGCAATCCATCTACATTGAATTTAGCAAAATAGAGTTTCTTTTCATCTGACCTTAAAAGTGCTCGGCTAATGGTCTGCTCCCAACGAATTACCCAAGGATCTAAAGTGTATTTCACAAACTCTAGTGACTGTTGCTCAATATTAGAAAAACTCGATTTTTCTAAGTCTCCAACCATATGTGGAGGTACACGGAAAATTCGAGCGATTTCATTAATCTGAAATTTTCTTGTTTCTAAGAACTGAGCTTGTTCTGGAGAGATACCAATAGGCTGATACTTCATTCCTTCTTCAAGCACCGCTACACGATGAGAATTACTACTTCCCTGATAGGCTGCATTCCAACTATCCCGTACTTTTTGAGGGTCTTTAATGGTACCTGGATGTTCAAGCACCCCTCCTGGAGCAGCTCCGTTAGCAAAGAATTTAGCTCCATATTCCTCACAAGCAATTGCCATACCTATAGCATTTTTAGCCATTGCAATCGGAGAATACCCCACTAAACCATCAAAGCCTAAGCCAGGTATATGAAATACATCACTTGGTCTAAGTGTGACCGTCATACCTTTCATCGTTGGTGCATCATCAGAATATCTGGTGTAAGAGTAATAGAGATCGCCGCTTAAATCTCTATCCACAGACATTCGGTTTGGCATTAGAGGATACAATGCTATGACTTCACCTTTACCATTTCGAATAATTTGTGCATAGGCATTCCCCCATAATAAAAGATGGGTCATCATAGTCTCGCGGAAGACAAAAGAACTCATCTCTGGGTTAGGCTCATCATGTAATAAAAAATACAGTGGATGAGATAGCGCTTTCTCTTTTCCCCCACTATCGGTGTATTTATATAGGTGAAGCGGAAGCCCTGCCACAGCCTCCGCTAATATCCTCACACATGAATAGACAGCTGTCATTTGCATTGCTGTATGCTCATTAACAGGTTTACCGCTTGTTGTCCCACCAAAAAGGAAACTATAGTTGCTTCCTGCTGTTCGATTTTGTGGTTTGTCACGTGCTTTAAAAATATTTGTAAATAACCCCATTTGCATCACTCTCCTTAAAATGGGCATGAAAAAAGCACCTCCCTTGAGATGCTCAGATGAATTTAATAGTGTTATTATCAAAATACAGTATTAAGCAAAGCTAATAATGATATAAACAAAGATGCTATCGAGAAGATAATTGATAGTCTGTTTTTTTTATGCGTTTCCTCCATTTCAGCTAATATTGCACTTAGGAGCGGAAAATTCACTGCATTTTTGTCATTCCCGACCTTAGGTGCAAGAAGATAAACTTTTGAACCGTTTGGCTGTGTATAACCATATTTTTTATTCAAATGATAATATAACCTTCCAAACATAAGCTCACTATTTACATTAAGTTCATTAGCTATTTCTTCAATATCTATTGGTACGTAAATCTTTGAGCTCCTAGTCTTTGATTCTCTTTCAAAGTCCTCAAAAGTATCGTAATATTTATTGTATATTTTCTTCAATATGTCTCTATCTGTTGGTAAGTTCTTCATGATATCAACCTCTCCACAAAATTTGAGTCTATTATATCATGATATAACTCAAGAAACTAACAATTTAGAAAATCAACAGACCTCTGTCATCATAAACAGAATTACCGGTTTCTCCACCACAGCGAATAGCTCGGTCAAGAGCCATGATTGTAGCAACAGCTCCATCGATTCTTTCAGTTGATTTTTCTTTATCTGGTTTAATGTTACCTGCAGGATCAGTACGTATAAAGATGTTATCCATCATCCATCGGAGCACCGGATGACCTCCGTGAGCTATTTTCTGTTCCAAGGTCAGTTTCATCAGTTCTTTGGTCGGTGGAGACATATCTTTAAAACCTTGACCAAATGGAACAACCGTAAAACCGAGGTTTTCAAGATTCTGCGTCATTTGCACAGCACCCCAACGGTCAAAGGCGATTTCTCGAATGTTATATTTTGTACCAAGGTCCTCTATAAAACTCTCTATAAATCCATAATGGACCACGTTGCCCTCCGTGGTTTTAAGAAACCCTTGCTTTTTCCATACATCGTAATTTACATGGTCACGGCGTACACGCAAATCGATGTTGTCCTCCGGTATCCAAAAGAATGGCAAAACCATGTATTTATCATCCTCATCTAATGGCGGAAAGACTAGCACGAAAGCCGTAATATCCGTTGATGAGGAGAGGTCAAGCCCACCATAGCAGACGCGACCTTTTAGAGCTTCTGTGTCAACGGTAAAAGCACAAGCATCCCATTTATCCATTGGCATCCAGCGCACAGCCTGCTTTACCCATTGATTGAGACGAAGCTGTCGGAAACTATTCTCTTCAGCTGGGTTTTGCCTTGCTGATTCAAATGCTGCTTTAACCTTATCCATGCTGACGGTGATCCCCAAAGATGGATTTGCTTTCTTCCACACTTTTGGATCTGTCCAGTCATCCTCTAAAGCAGCACCGTAAATAACCGGATAGAAAGTTGGGTCAGATTTTCTACCGTTTATAATATCCAGTGCCTTTTGATGTACCTCCCAACAAATACTATTCTGATTATCTCCTGCAGTAGTTATTAAAAAATATAGTGGTTGCGTTCTTGCATCACCGCTACCTTTAGTCATAACATCATAAAGTTTTCTGTTTGGTTGTGTATGAAGTTCATCAAAAACTACTCCATGGGTGTTAAAACCATGCTTGTTGCTTACATCAGCTGACAGAACTTGATAAATACTTCCTGTTGGCTGATAGATTAGTCGCTTTGTAGAGTCAAGTATTTTCACACGTTTTGCTAAAGCAGGACACATACGAACCATATCTGCCGCAACATTAAATACTATCGATGCCTGGTTCCGATCTGCAGCACAGCCATAAACCTCAGCACGTTCTTCGCCATCTCCACAGGTTAAGAGCAGAGCAACAGCTGCCGCCAGCTCACTTTTCCCCATCTTCTTTGGTATTTCTACGTAAGCTGTATTAAACTGTCGGTATCCATTTGGTTTTATGGTTCCAAATAAATCCCGGATGATTTGCTCTTGCCAATCTATCAGTTCAAAGGGCTTTCCTGCCCAGGTTCCTTTGGTATGGGAGAGGCATTCAATAAAATCTACTGCATAGTCCGCCATCTCCTTGCTGTAATGGGAATCTTTCGCCATGTAAGAGGTTGGTTTATACTTCTTTAGTTTTCGGATATGCGGACACCTCCTTTAAAAAGACATAAAAAATAGACCATAAGGTCTTCTGTAACGAGGAAAAGAGCCATACAGCCCTGTTCCTATATCCGTTTTATCTTTTTGTTAATTGTATTCCTTCATCAATATTTCAAGTGCAGCTTGTGCATTGGCGTCGATGGGTTCAATGTCCCAGCCTCTATCAAAGTTTGCTATGATCTGGCCATCTCGCTTTAGCATCAGTTTTGAAATCTTACCCTCATCAATGCCGTAAGGGGAGCCTAAGTCAAAGCTTTTGATCCAGTAGTGAATGGTTTTCTTTTAGACTTCGATTTTACCTTCTCTCCACATGGTCTAAACCCTCCTTAAATCCTAATCACAATCGCCGGTAGAATTTGCTTTTCGCCAGTCTGCCAGTCGGTGTGGCTTGTCTTAACCTTTGTAAGTCCATCCATCCTGCAGCCATGCTTCTCAAATTCGGCTAAGATTGTGATCAGCCCTGAGAAGGTGCTTGAGATGGTGATGTGGTCGATTCCGTAGGCTTTGCAGGCTTTAACAATTGGTTCAATGTCGTAATCCCAAATGACCTCGGAAAAGTCGATGGTGTCGTTTCCCGCTTCCTTGCTTCTTTCATAGGCCCAGTACATGGTGCTGTTGATTCCAGACTCCTTAAAATTTGCGCCGGTTGCTTTGGCTTCTTCAAATGCCTTGATTTCTTTCATGTTCTCATCCTCCATTTAGTGTGGTTTTGTTTTGGTACTACATATATCACTCTAAACGAGAATAATAGCAAGTCATTTCTGTAGTAATAGAGCAGGTTTTCAGCATCCCAGTTTAATCTGCAATCGCGGTGTAACGCGAGAATTCATAACCTTCCGTATTAGACAATATCTTTTCACCGGTGTCTTTGTTAATGACCCTAATGCATCGAAGCTCACCTTTTTCATTGGACCCGCCATCTGAGTTCTTGATCCAGGGCTGATCTTCTAGAAAATTACTGGCGAACTTTTTAAACTCTGAATCACTGAGTTCCACTTCTCGAATCACAGTGTAATCAGAACCAATGACACCATCTTTCTTTGCTTCTTCGGTTGTTTCCCGTAGTTCCTTTATGTTATTGAGCTTTCGACCAAATAGGGCCTTCATTGCTATGCCTCCCCCCTAGTTTCTTCATCGATTACTATACAGGCATCCACACCGTAAACTACATTCAAGCTGCTCCCGTTGTCCCACTGAACCATGATGGAGCCTATGTCATCAACGCCCCACACAGTGCCTTTTGTCCCCGCAGGTGGCGCCTGTATATCATCCATCCAAATAAGCTGGACTCTGGCACCAGATGGGTACTGTTTGCGTAGGTGGGCCAGTCTTTCTTTACTTATCAGTTTCATTAGGAGCGCCTCCTTTAAAAGCACTGCTGCCTGATAGGTTTTGAAGGAGAATCTTTCTGTGGTTTTTGAATTCTTCTCCAATAAATCCGAGACGGAGAAGGAAACAGCGGAATGCGTACTTTTCATTATCGACTTCCTTATCTTTTATGGTAATTCTCTTTTGAGTTTTCGCCATCTCACAAAGCTTTGTGATGAATTGGGAATAAGCTTTTATCTCCTCAGGATTTGGCAACTTTGAAAACCAGGGGAAGCTAATGCGTTCCTTATCGGCTTCAATGGGAAGTGCATCCACATTCAGTGCTTTCTTAATGAGGTTTCCTTTTGCTTCTAACAACTTTGCTAGCTTTTCCAAATCTTCATCGGAAAGGGAGTCTTTTGGTATCTGGATGATGAGTCCCGTTTCCTCAGGTTCCGCTTCATTAGGAGTTGGTTCATCCACCTCAGCTTTAAACCCTGCATCTTGAAGTTTTTTCATCAGCGTCTTGATATCGGCCTGAACCACTTCGGTGTCAAAGGTTAGCTCTCCGTCTTTTTCAATGTGGTAAGGTCCGACCTGGTAAGCGCAGGATGGAACACCCAGGTACTTTGAGGGAACCTCTGTGATTTCGCTGATGAGCTTCACCAGCTTTTTTCGTTCGGTACCGGTTACGTTGTAATTGATTTTCATGATATTGACCTCCTTGTTTTTTGCTTACTACATATATCACTCTAAGTGATGTAAATAGCAAGTCTATCTTTCAATAGTTGTGTTATTTATTTTCAGGGAGGTCACTGTAGCGATATTCTTTACCGTCACGCAGGAGATAAACGTTATCTGAGGTCTCTGTTCCAGAAATGTAGCGTTCAACAATTACATCACAAAACTTTTCATCCAGTTCAATGGTGTGACAAATCCGCTGGGTCTGATCACAAGCAATGAGTGTACTACCTGATCCGCCAAAGGGATCCAGGACGATGCAGTTACTGAGACTTGAATTAAGAATAGGATGGGCCACAAGAGCCACGGGCTTCATCGTCGGATGGGAGCCATTCTTCTTAGGCTTTTCAAATTCCCAGATGGTCGTTTGCTTTCTATCTGCATACCAGTTGTGCTTGCCTTTCTTCTTCCACCCAAAGAGCACAGGTTCATGCTGCCATTGGTAAGGGGACCGGCCAAGCACCAGCGATTGCTTTTTCCAGATACAGGTACTGGAAAGATAGAAACCAGCTTCAGAGAAAGCCTTTCTAAAGTTCAATCCTTCCGTATCTGCGTGGAAAACATAGATAGAGGAATCCTGTGTCATCACGGCTTCTGTATTGGTAAAGGCTGCAAGGAGAAATTCGTAGAAAGCAGTATCACCCATGTTGTCGTTTTTGATTTTACCGGCGGAGCCCTCATAATTTACATTGTAAGGGGGATCTGTCACAACTAGGTTTGCCAGCTTTCCATCCATAAGTAGAGTGAATGTCTCTGCCTTAGTGGAATCTCCGCAGACAAGTCTATGAGGCCCAAGCTTCCAGACATCTCCAAATTTTGTCATAGCTGGTTTTTCCAGTTCTGCATCTACATCAAACTCATCATCGTGAATGCTTTCCTTTAGGGAATCTTTAAACAAGTCATCCAGTTCAGAAGGATCAAAACCAGTAAGGGAGACATCAAAGTCAGCACCTTGCAGATCAGCAATAAGAAGTGTTAACTTATCCTTATCCCAATCGCCACTTATTTTATTAAGCGCAATGTTGAGAGCCTTTTCTTTATCTTCATCCATCTCGATAACCACACACTCAACTTCGGTCATTCCTAAATCTAGGAGTATTTTCAATCTCTGGTGGCCTCCTACAACTCTGCCAGTAGTCTTATTCCAGATAACAGGTTCAACATAACCAAACTGCTCAATGGAGCGTTTGAGTTTATCGTATTCTGCATCCCCTGGTTTTAAATCCTTACGAGGGTTATAGTCAGCGGGTAGTAAGAGCCTAGTTTTCAGTTTTTCTATCTTCATATCTTTCCGCCACCTTTCTTAAATTTAGATTGAAGTCTACGTTCTCCCAAGGAAATAGTGAAGAGTTGAAGTGACCGTATGTTGCTGTATCGGAGTAGATTGCATTTCTAAGGTGCAGCTTTTCAATGATAGCCGCTGGTCGCAAGTTAAAGATCTCTTTAACTAGTTCAGTTAAATCTTCGTCACTGATTTTTCCCGTACCAAAAGATGTTACGTTTACTGAAACTGGATTTGCTTTACCAATGGCATAAGAAATAGCGACCTCGCATTTATCAGCAAGCCCGCTCCAAACAATATTCTTAGCAATATACCTTGCCATGTAGGCACCGCTTCGGTCAACCTTTGTTGGGTCTTTTCCGCTGAGAGCTCCCCCACCATGGGAAGCCAGACCACCATAAGTATCTACCATGATTTTTCTACCGGTTAGTCCAGTATCTGCAGCTGGTCCTCCTAAAACAAACCTACCAGAAGGATTGATCAGAATTTCTGTTTCGTCATCAAAAGGAAAGTCCTCAAAACACTTCCAGAGAACATTGTTTAAGATATCTGATTCTAGCTGCTTTTGGGTTTTATCTTTAAGGTGCTGCACAGAAACTACTACAGTTTTAACTCGGATGGGTTTATCTCCATCATACTCAACTGTGACTTGTGCTTTACCATCTGGCAGGATGCCAGTGATTATTTTCCCTTTTCTACACTCATCAATGCGCTTAACTATTCTATGTGATAGAAGTAAAGGTAATGGAAGAAGTTCACGAGTTTCATTGGTAGCAAAACCATATACAGTGCCTTGATCACCAGCGCCGATGGAACTATATGGGTCAGTAATTCCATCTCTTGCTTCAAGTGCTGTATCAACACCAGCAGCAATATCTACACTTTGATGATGTACATACACCAATACTGTAAATTTCCAAGGATTATAGCCCACCTCACGAAGTACATTTTTGACTATAAGGCGGATGTTAATTTTTTCGCTGCAGGTGATCTCGCCCGCCACGATTATTTTACCTTTAGTAGCCATGACCTCACAGGCTACACGTGAAGATTTGTCTCTGCGAAGGCAAGCATCCAAAATACTGTCAGCGATTAAATCTGAAAGCTTATCAGGATGTCCTTTGCATACACTTTCTGCGGTTCTGTAGTTTTTACTCATATTATTATCCCCCTCTGTTTTTTATTTGCCCCTACGAGCAGAAAGAAGTCTCTCCATCACATCATCTTGAGGATTTGATCCTTTGTAATCGCCAGTACAGTTTTCTTTTACGATCTGGAATATCTCAAACCACAAACGATTGGTCTGGTTCATGTAGTTTTGGCCCATGGATACATAAGGACTTTGAATTGCATTTCCAGTGGTGGGGTGCTTTGCAAGAAAGCCATATTCAGTAATGGCTTCTTCACACTGAATCCAACGAGCAACACTCATGGCATACCGTTCAAGGAGCTGTGGAGAAACCAGAGCAGCGCAGCCACGCTTATCCAGCCACTGCCATGTGGATTTGTAGATTTCACCAGCCACCAGAGCCTTTCCATCTTTCTGAATGGCCTCAAGCATTTTATTTGGTTCAGGCATTTCTTGTCCTTCAAGATCTGCAGTATTTGAAAACTCCATCACCGTCAGTTTCCTGCCACCAAGATTTCCTTCGACTATTTTGTCAGCCAGGGGTTTCTTTTTTGCCCCTGCTCCAACACGAGCACCACCTCTGTTCGTACCGTCTTTTGCCAACGATCACACCTCCTTTACAAAGAGGGGCTATACCCCCGTTTGAATCTGCGTTTTTTTATACGACACCCCACGCCCGTTGCACATTTAAATAGCTGTGGAGATATGACTCCCCTACCGGGTTCCCCAACGGTCTCCATCTCTTGCTGTGATAGCTGAGTGACAAGGAGTACAAAGAGCCATTAGGTTGCTTTCATCGTGTGTCCCACCTCGTGCCAAGGGAAGGATATGGTGCACTTCAGTTGCTGGTGTCAGCTTTCCTTGTCTTTTACACTCTTCACATAGTGGATGGGCTGTAATGTAACGGTCACGTATTCTTTTCCATGCACGACCGTAACGCTTCCTCGTTTCAGGATCTCTCTGATATTTTTCATAACGAGAAGCTTCCTTTTTGGCATGCTCCGGACAAAAACGTCCATCTGTCAGTTCCGGACAACCAGGAGAAGAACATGGTCGTTTTGGTTTCTTTGGCATTTCGTACCTCCTTTGGACATGCAAAAAGCCCCCGCGGTATTTCCACGAAGGCTCTCTACAATTTTTCACAATACCATTGTATTATGGATTTCTAATAAAATCGTCCATGATATTACTCATTACTTTCCATAGAGTAGTAGCGCAAGATGCTGAAGCGCTCGATTCTTTTTGTTGTATGCAGAAGAACGTTCAATATTAAAGTGATCACAAATGTTATACACTGCATCAATCTGCTTTTGTTCATCATCCAAATAAAACTCCTTTAACACATACTGCTCATCTTCTGTTAAAGCATCCCATGCCGGTTGAAACCAGTCCATGTATTCCAGTGCTTGACGATAACGTTCTTTCAATACATCAATTTCATTGATGCAGGCAATGAGCCTTTTCTCTCCAGCTTTTGGATCATGGGTCGATGGCATGCCATTGATAACTGGGGAAGCTGGGGAACTCATTTCTTCGTTGAGGGTTGCAATGTCCTCATCGGTATGTTCTATGATGTACTTCATACTGCTGTAATCTTTTAGGGCGTTAATTGCCGCTGCTCTTTTATCTAAATATTGCCAGACAATGTTCATTTTATCAGACCTCCTTTAGTGTGGCTTTAACCGCATCTATCAGTGCGGATTGAGTATTGTTTTTATCATTTAGGGCTTTCATTACACGTTCATCAATGGTGCCTTTGGAAATCAAGTGATGAATCACTACCGTTTCTTTTTGTCCTTGCCGCCAAAGACGGGCTTTGGTTTGCTGATAAAGCTCTAGGCTCCAAGTTAGACCAAACCATACAAGAGTTGAACCTCCAGCTTGCAAGTTCAGTCCATGTCCTGCTGATGCTGGATGGATAGCTGCAATAGAGATTTCTCCATCATTCCACCTCTTAATAGAATCGCTAGTGGATAACACCTCAACCTCAAAACGCTTTTGTATTCGTGACAAATCATGCTTAAACCAATAAGCAATTAGAACTGGCTTGCCATTAGCAGCTTCGATTAAGTCTTCCAGTGCATCCAGCTTACGGTCATGTATATAAAGGACTGTGCCATGATCATCATAAACTGCTCCATTTGCCATCTGCAGGAGCTTTCCTGAAAGAGCTGCTGCATTTGCTGCAGTTACTTCTTCACCTTTAACATTTGTAATTAAATCCCGCTTCATCGTATCGAGGGTTTTCATTTCTTTTTCAGAAAGCTTTACAGGCACTTCGTTTATAACTAAGTCCGGCAACTTCAGGTAATCTGTCCCTTTCATGCTAATAGTTATATCAGATATAAGCTTATAAATTTCTTCTTCTGCTCCTGGTTTTGGTTTGTAGGAGAAGATCACTTGCTGATTACGCTTATCTGGTACAAAGTAATCCTCCCGATACCTACCAATAAACCTACCTAATCGTTGTCCCATATCTAATAAGCGATACTGTGCCCACAAATCCATTAATCCGTTGGAGGATGGGGTTCCAGTAAGTCCTACTATCCTTTTTACCTTGGGTCTAACTCTCATTAAGCTTTTAAATCTCTTAGCTTGATGAGATTTAAAAGAAGACAACTCATCAATTACCACCATATCAAAGTCAAAAGGAATTCCACTTCTTGTAATGAGCCATTCTACATTTTCTCGATTGATAATGTAAACTTGTGCTCTTTCCATAAAGGCAGTTTTTCTCTTTACTTCAGAGCCAACTGCTAAAGTATATTTAAGACCCTTTAAGTGATCCCACTTTTCAATCTCTGCAGGCCATGTATCTCTGGCAACTCTTAGCGGTGCAATAACCAGAACCTTACGAACAAGAAAACTGTCCAGTGTTAAATCAAAGATGGCAGTTAAAGTTATGACACTTTTACCTAAACCCATATCTAAGAGCACTGCTGCTATAGGATGATTGAGGATATACTCAGTGGCATAAACCTGATACTCATGAGGCTTGTATTTCATGAAGTATCCCTCCAATCTGATCTATATGGTCCAGGCAGAATACCAAAAAACCAAGTGCCTCTAACTGTCTTTTTCGCTTTTCTTGTAGGGGTCTTAAGGTTTTACCAGGTGCTTTAACCTCTACAAAAGCTAGCTTTCTATTAGGTAAAAGAATCAATCTGTCTGGCATTCCATCAAAACCTGGTGATGCAATTTTAAGTGCAATACCACCTATATCTTTCACTTCTTTTACCAGTTGCTGTTCAATCTTTTTTTCTCTCATATATCCTCCATGTTCCCTAAATCCAAAAAGTCTCTATACGCGCGTATATACGCGTCTGCAGGTAATTTCTTCTTTTTGTCTTTAGGATTATTTTTAATAATAATTATTGGAACAATGGAACAGGGGTTATAAAGTAGCCTACTTTACAAGGGGCTGCCGCCTGTTCCGATGAGGTGTACCAAATGACCATTTTTGTTTCACCGGAACAGGTAAAATTTGTTCCAGAGAAAAAATTGTTCCATGTGTTCCAAACTAAATTACTCTTTGGGAACATAAACCCATTGTGGTCCATAAAGCGGGATTCGTTCTTTTTTCACGAGACCTGTCCAGCCTCCGATACTTGCCATAATCGCCGATATTTCATTACCATCCACCCTTCGCAGGTTGGCTCGATCCTTTCCAAAGCACTCACACCAAATTTCCATATTAGAAACCGATTTTCGTTTCCAAACACCAACCCTCTTGCTTTCACCAAACTCAGTTCCATTGATATAGGCTCGGCGTTCATATAGATCCATGGTGTCCCAATCCTCAGGTAAAAGCATATCAAGGTACTCTCTAACCAAACCTTCTCGCTCATCGGACTCCATAGCTTCTCGCTGTTCTTCTTTTGCAAGCTTTTCAAGGCTAGCATCAAGGTACAATTTCTCTCCAGCCTTTACATAGGTAAGAGCCTCGGCCCATATCTGCAGAATTTCATCCTGCTTTAGCTGCCAAGATTTTTTTGTGCCATTTCCCGGGGTCTTTACCGGCCAAAAACGACGGTTTCCTGTGGTATCCCGTAAATAGCCTTTTTCAGCATTAGTGGTGCCAAAAAAGACACATTGTCTTAAGTGAGGAGTAGCTCTCTTGCCAAAGCTAGCTCGATAAATATCATTCTGGCGAGATAAGAAGCTTCTAAGTGTTTCTACTTCTGCTTTTTTTAGTCCAGCCAGCTCTCCAATTTCTAAAATCCAGTAACCTTGTAACTTTTCTGCGGCGGTCTTATCCTTGGTATCTGACAAGCTCAAACTATCAGAAAACCAGTCTCCACCTAACTTGGCTATAAGAGTACTTTTTCCAACTCCCTGCGGGCCATTTAAGACCAACATGGAATCAAACTTGATGCCTGGAGTCAGTACACGAGAGATAGCCGCACATAAAGTTTTTCTTGTCACAGCCCGAACATATGGGTTATCTGATGCACCTAGATAATCGATTAGCAAGGTATCTACTCTAGGTACCTTATCCCATTCAGGGAGTGCATCAATAAACTCACGAATCGGATGATAAGACCTGTCGTCAGCGACCTTCGCTACCGCTACATCATAGTTTCTTGCAGAGAAGGTCCCATAGTGGGTGTCAATGTAGCTGATTAGCTGTGCATCATCTGCATCTCTCCAGAACTTCGATGGATGCGGCCAAGGAACATCACCTTTAATTTCGAGACTATCAGATAGCTGATTAAACACTATGCTTTTTAGGTTGGGATCATTTTCAAGTATCAAAATCAAATTTCTAAGAGTATTCTTAACCGTTCCTGTCTTATCAATCTCCAGCTGCTTTTCCCAATCTTCATCAATAAACTCTTTTTCAACCTGAGCCTTTCGTTCTTCAGCAAACTGCTCTTTTACCCGTTCATCCTCTAATGCCAAATCTGTCATGGCTCTAAATGAAGGTAGTTTACTTGGCGGTGTATTTTCTGTCACCTTTTCATCTAGTTCCCGAAACTTATGCACTCGGACCAAATCAAATGCGTTTAGCAACATTCCACATGCTGGATCGGTAGCATGATGGCTATAAGCAAATTTACCATCATAGATTACCAAGCCTGCTGAAGAATCTGCTGGAATATAATCAAATCGTCCATTCATGGTACTAGGTTCATATACATCCAGTAGAAAAGCTTCGATGGCTTCTTCAATGGTATAGGCCCTGCAAAATGCTCCTATAACACCTTCTTTGCTTAAGGGATCTGCTTGTTTAGTTATTTTCCTTTGCACAACCTCTGACTGTCTAGAAGATACAGGCCACATGGAAGTATCCCGCCAGTCCACATATTTTGAAAGATAGACATCTGGGTCCAATAGTTCACCGTCTTTCTCTTTAAATACATATTCTCCATCCGACGGTGTGGATGGCCAATACATTAATCTTGAAGGTTCATAAGTGGTGTCATCGAATAAATCAATCCCAATCTCCTTTGCAACCATCCGACCAAGGGCCGGGTATTCATCCTCCGTCACTTCTCTTTTAAGTGGTATAATCAGTCTTAGCCTCGGTGCATCTGGTGTATGTTTATGGGTAGAATAGATGCAGCATTTGAAATCATGTAACGCTTCAATTTGATCCCAAACCTCTGGTTTGGCATAATCCATATCTAAAGTCAGAAGGGAACGGGAGAGGACATAACCATTTCTGCGTTTTCCTTCACGAAGGGCTCCTCCCACAAATCCTCCTACATCTTTTATTGAGTCCTGTTGAGCGCGACTCATTTTTCGGAACTCAGATACAGTTTCTGTTGTTCGTATGGTAGATTTAACTCGTGAGATAAAGTCCTCCCATGTGATATCTTTGTTCTTCCACTTTTTATCCATTCGGCTGTTACCGATTGCAATTTTCATAAACTGTCAACCTCCTGTAACTTCTCGTTAAAATATCTGATCAACTGTTTACGTTTCTTTGCTTTTTCAATTTCCTGTGCCATCCCCTTTGAAATGGTGTCACCAAATACCCATAGTTCATTACATTTAGCGAGTAAAACCATATTCATAAACATAGCTAGTTCCCGCTCCTGTGGAATGTCATCATCCATAAACTGAGGAAATAGCAAGTGAGGAGCAAGAGGAATACAATTTCTCTCCAGTGCAAACCTACAGAAAGTTCGTGCCTTTTTTACATTTATATCAATATCCCCTGAATAAGGAGAACAAATATATACAAGAGGTTTAAAGGCAGAATTTCTTTCTGCCTTCTCCGCTTTAATAACATTAGTAATTGCAGCATAAGGAGTAGGATCATAATAGCCCTCGGAATTAAATTTACTTATGGTCATAGCATTCTTCCTCTCTTACCTTTTTGCTACATTCACTGCAATAAATAGATGTGCTATATAAATCTCCCTCACCATCTGCAAATACTTCTGAAAGGTCAACATTTACTTCACATTCACAACTTGGGCAAATGCAAAATACATTTTCATCATTTATTTCAACCACTATTTCCATAGCATCGCTAATTTTTTCTTTAACATAAAACATTGATTTTTCCCCCTTTTATATTTCCTTGTTCTTTAATTTTGTAACGTACCATTCAAGGTAACGCTTACGCTGCTCATAATCAGGTACAGCTACAAGCAAACCTACATCAACTTTTTGTAGGGTTTCAAGCATACTTATTTGCTCATCGCTCAGATATGGTCTAATGCTTTTCCCTTTTTCTATTCCGTTTACCAGTCTGAACTGCTTTGCTGACATTCCAATTACAATGCGGTTTAGCATATCACACTCGTTACTGAAGTGATAAGGTTTAGGATTGTCATGCAGTAGCTTGATGTTTTCTGTCAGTAAAGGGAACTCCTTACGAGCCGAAACAAGAGTTTTAATGAACTGCTCCATTTCATTAAAGCGTTTGATGTATAATTCTTTGAACTTCATTGCTTTCTGCCCTGTATATCCCATGACCAACATAGTGAACCCATCACGGGTCATGGCATAGGCCTTTTGCTTTCTGTTCCAACCATCTGTATATGAGATTGGCTCAAAATTGAGCCGAGCAAATTCTTTACTCAATCCAGATTTGGGGTCAGTGATTTTGGCAATGTCACGAAGGACATTTTTATGTTCTTTTTCAAAACGCTCTGCCACATATAGGCTATCTACTCTTGCAGTATCCTTTCTGTCAGCGAAAATTCCATATTTGTCCTTGGGTATCAATTCTTTCATAAGAGAACCTCCTGCTTATAGTTGTAGAGCAATAAAACATGCCCTCAGCTATAAGCAAAAAAAGAGAAGGCATCGAACCCCCTCAACTTAATCTTTTTTATAAAAATTACATTCAAACCCATCTGCACGAAGCAAAAGTCCCTGAGCCCAAGGCGGTGTTTGTCCCATAAGAGCACAAATATCTGGAACGGATGTTTCTATTGGAACCTCCAAAACTACCTCATCATGGACATGCATTACAATATCAAAACCATTTTCATTCAATCTTCTCATGGCATAGCAAAGAATATCTCTCGAAATAGCCTGGACGATATTCTCTACAAACTTAGGGCCATAACTTTCAATACGCTCCCATTTCTTTGTGCCGCCAACACCCTCATAAGTCACTGCTTCACTGCCAAAGCTGTTAATACCTATTCTTGGCTTGACATAAGTAAGTTGTCTGCCAGAAGGAAGCCATATTAAAAGCATCCCGCTACGATACTCAAAACGGATACGGTGGGTTTCGGTTCTACACCTTTCTGTTACAGCTTCTTTGACAGCACGATCAACATCCCACCAAAGTCTAACAATATTAGGATTTGCATTCCTCCAAGCATAGACTAGCGGTTTTAATTCTTCTTCGGTAAGACCCATGTCAAGTGCACCCATTGCTTTTAATGCACCTACTGACCCTCCATAGCCACAGTTATGAACTAACACATTTGAAACAGTAAATCTATGATTCTTACCTGCATTTAATATGTCATAAACTCTAACCTTGCTTGGATTAATCTCCAGTTCTTTCTCTGTTCTATAACTGCCATTTCTGCTGATGCTATAATTTCTTCTCTTGTCATGCCATTGGATATCATCCTTGTAACAACACTTCTTGCATAGGGCCAATTTTCTTGTTTGAAATCTGGGATTACTGATATTCTTCTGTTGGCTTGATTTATACTTCTTGGAACAAAACGAATATTGCCCTTTTCGTAATTTCCGTCGTTGTCTATCCTGTCCATCTCTAAATCTTGGCGTACATTTTCTACATTTTTCAATATCCATATCCCCGCACTGAGAACTGAGGGAAAATTGAATTTTATACCCCTTCCCCCATATAAATGGTAATTCCTTGCCTTTGGATTCTCGCAACGCTGCTTTGCGGCAGCAAGTCTTTTCTGTAGCCACAAAGGTATCTTCCTTTGTTGAGAGCATCTCTGGCAGCCTTTTGATTTTCCAGATTTTAAGCTGTTTAAATTTTGCCACTGTATACTGTGACAACCTGTGCATTGTGTTAGGACATAGCAATGATTCATCTTTGCATTCCATCTTTTCTGTGCACTTATTATTTTCACCCAGCCGTATTGCTCTCCTACCATTTCCGGTTTGTATGAGATGTGCTTTGCAGGTGGCAGCTTCTCCAAATTGTATTGGCCTCGATTTCCCTTTGACCCATACAAGATGGTCTTTTGTAGCTGTAAGTCCTCCATAAGTTATAACCTCCTTTTCACCTTTTGAAATGACACCATCATGTTTTACCCAATCTTCACCATCCCACAATTTATGTTTTGTTGTAATATCTTGAATTGGAACAAGTCCTTTATCCGTTAACACAAGACTATTATGTGCTATACAAGCCAGTTCTGCCTGCTTACCTTTCTGCCTTAAATGTCCGTTAACGCCATTCTTCTCAACAGGAACATTAAACATTTGCGATGCTGAAGCACAATAAATGTCTCCGCCATTTGCAAACACTTCGTTTCTCCATGTCTCGCCTGCGAGCCAGGCAATCACTCTTGCTTCAATTGCACTAAAATCTGCAACAATAAATTTATATCCTCTCTTTGGAACAAAGGCAGTACGGATTAACTCGGACAAAACCTCTGGAACAGAATCGTACAGTAATTCCAAAGCCTCAAAATATCCGCCTCTAACTAACCTCCTCGCCTGCTCCAGATCCGGCAAATGGTTCTGCGGAAGGTTTTGAACTTGTATAAGCCTCCCTGCAAATCTACCGGTTCGATTGGCACCATAAAACTGCAATAGACCACGTGCTCTTCCATCAGCACATACTGCATTTTCCATAGCTGTGTATTTCTTTACACTGGATTTAGCTAATAATTGCCTCAGTTCTAATACTTCACTCAGATGTTCTGGGGCTTCCTTTAATAGCGCCTTAACTGATGCCTTATCAAGGCTGCCTGTTTCTAAACCCTTTTCCAATAGCCAGGACTTCATTTGAACAACTGAATTAGGATTATCAAGATCAGTTAATTCTTTTAGTTTGCTTGTTAACTCTCCTCTTACTTTTTCATCGCATTGAATCGCTTTTTTTACCAATTCCAAATCCAACTGAATACCTCGATCATTGATTTGCTGATCTAGAATATAATTATTCCATTCCTCTTCAGGCATAGGAAATTTTTGTAGCTTTTCCTGTATAGAAAGCTCAACTTCAACATCTCTAAGATTATATGCTTTGAAACTATTCCATTTCTCTGGAGCATGTTTAGGTAGATTTCGTGTACGACCGCCATTAGTTACTGTTGGTTTGCATGGAACAGAGAAATATCGGATGAGCTCCTTACCTTCTGTCAACTTTTTCTTATCTGCTCCTGTTACGATTGCCGCCCCTTCCAGAGATAGAGGAAGTCCAAGGTATGCAGACCATATCATAGTGCAACGCCAAGAATCGGGTTCAATCCACACACCAAAGTATTTAGATAAGCAGACTCGTTCAAACTGTGCATTAAATGCCCATTTTATGACCTTACTATCTAGAATTGCACTTTGAATTTCTTGAGAGATAGCCTCGCCAGACGCTAAGTCAACTACTTGAACCGGTCCAGCATCCACACTATAACCAAAAAGTAAAATCTCAAAATCCGGTGCTTCAGCGTAACGATAGACCCCGCTTTTGGCGAGGTCTACGCTACTATATGTTTCTATATCTATGCTGATGGTTCTCATGATAAAAAGTCATCATCCACATCAGTAGCAAAATCATCAGCTGCATTAGTTTTGCCACCTAAAGGTTCACCATCACGAATTTTTTGGATATTTCCAAGTCCACAGGCTATACCTTTGTTTCCGTTGGAGTTAAAAGCGTAGAAATTGATACTCACTCTTGCATAGACACCAGAATATACTTCAGAGCGATCAATGATTGGATTGATGTTTCTATCTACAATTTGTGGAGCAGTATTGCTATTTGCATTAATAAAATAGCTATTTGCATAAGCCTCATCATCCGGACGATCAATGTCGCCATCACGCAGAGGGAGCTTTAGTGCCGCTTTATTTGGGATCTTACCACCGAATTTGCCTTTACCTTCTTCTATTGCAGCATCCACCGCTTCATTGATAGCGCTCAAGGTTTTAGTATCACTCTTAGGAATAATCAGACTTACGCTGTATTTTTCAGCACCGCCATTGATGGATTTAGGTTCCCAGACATTGGCATAAGAAAGCCTTACAACTCCTGTAACTACTTTTGTTGGATTTGTTATTTTTGCTGTTTTTGACATAATTTTTATACCTCCATAAAATCATTTTTTGCTGATGACGTGTTCATTTCAGGACGCTTGTCTGAAACTGGAACTAGCGTCGGTTTGCCCGGTGGCTTTATAACTAGCTCACCAAGGATTTCATTGAATTTTGACTTGCCCATCAATTTTTCCATTTCAGTAATAGTGATAAGACTTTGCTTGTATATATCTCGGTATCCTGCATTCTTTGCTGCTTCTGCGGCCGCTTCTTCATCTTTATATTTACGGTTGGATCTACCTTCGACTATTTTAAATCCAGGCCACTTCTTTCCATGATTAACTGCTGATTCTGTCGCATAGGCCATAATCTCATTTGCCCAGCTAGTAAGATCATCGATATAAGATAAAATGTCAGCAATTTCTTCATCTGTTAAAAGTGGCGGTAGTGCAAACTCAAATGCGGCCAGTTTCATTTTTGCTTCTGCTCTTGCTCTACATTTTACAGCTGCTCTGCAAAATTGACACCATTCACCGGGACAATAGTTGCCGTGACCATTGAAGGCTAATTCAGCTTTAGGTTTTAAAACTTCTTCAGCCCATTGATACAAGTTTTCTTTTGAGACTGTGGATGTACTGACATTTTCTCGACGGGGTTGATAAATTGTCATTGAAACCATCTCGATATCATAAATGCCATCAAATAGATCCAGTGCACCAAGTGCATAAAGTTTCATTTGAGGATTGTCTTCTGCGCTTACTAAAACCCCTTGGCCATACTTAAAATCAATAACGTGAAGAGTTCCATCAGCAATAATTAAACAATCCCCAGTTCCAAATCCCTCAGGTACATACTTTGAAAAATCAAGCCGTTGTTCTATCAATATTAAGGGATCACTACAAATTTTCTTGGCTTGCTCAATCATTTCAAGTACAAACTCCACGTACCCATCGGTGTAATTGTCCATCTCATCTGATTCATATGAAGAAACCGGCTTTTTTGATCTCATCTTAAGTGCCTTACGAAGTTTGTGTTCACTTAATGCATGAGCTGCTGTGCCTTCAAGTGCAGCTTCACCACTGTTGTCTTCAAACTCCAGTTCTAGTCTTGCTGATGGTGTACAATTCATCCAACGATGAGCTCCTGATGCAGAGAGAATTGCATGGCCTAGGCCAGCTTTTCTTGTGTCTTTGGCACAATTCACCTTCTGTTTCTTCATTTCAACTCCTCAACATCAGCAAGAATTGCATCATACTTACTTGGATCAATCTGACTAAGTTTTGATGCACCATACTTTTCGAGAAGTGCTCTTACTTCAGCTGTAAATCCGTCATAGCTTTTTTCCGCAAGTACCAACCTTACTTCTTCTAAAGTGATCTTCTTTGTTTCAGGCTTTGTTTCAAGCTTTGTTTCAAGCTTTGTTTCAAGCTTTGTTTCAAGCTTTGTTTCAAGCTGTTTTTCATATCTTGGTTGCTCTGACTTTGTATCCTCTTTTGACTCATTACTTTCAATTGCATCAGCCACAGCCTGAACACTATCTGCCAGCGTTCTAAGGTCTGATGCCACATCAAGAAGAAGCTTAAACTTACTCATGGTCTACACCTTCTTCCTTAATTTCCTTAATTTCTACCGTCTCAACTGAGTCTCCGGGAGTGATTACTAGAAGACTGACTTTCTTTCCGAATAGAAAATCAAGCATTTTAGTTCGGATTGTCTTCTGGCTGCTTTGAATGACGGAGTTTTTTTCGCCATTAGGCTTTGCCACATTAATAGTGACTTTATGTTTAAGGCTCATATTACATCTCCTTTCTGGGGGCAATTTACCTACCCTTCATCGATAAGCGAAAAAGAGAGTTCTTTCGAACCCCCTTTTATGAAAGAATTTTTCTTATTTTTTCATGCATCTTCTTTATGCGGTTTCGAATAGCTGCTTCTGTAACACCTTCTTCTGCTGCAATGTCAGTGTAGGATCGTTTCTCAAGATATACTTTTCTAAAAAGTTCTCTCTGTTGTGGTAAAAGAGACTCCATTGCCTTAGTTAACTTGTCTAGCATATCTTGATGCTCAGCTTCATCTTCTGCTTGAATCATAAGTTGTTCTGGATTCGCAGTATCATCTGCAAGATACTTATTGCGATCAGATGTTTCTTTCCCTTCGCCATCACGATAAGCATCCAGATGTGTTGTTACTCGATACTCGTAACGACGCTGCTCGTCCACTTCGTCATCATCCATAGTGTGTAAAAGTTCAATGTCCGCTTCGGTTACTCCATTTTCACCTGGAGTAATTACAATCTTTGTTCCTTCAGCTGTGCAATAAATGTAGTTTGTTCTCTTCTCTTTACTTGTTTTGTACACTCTTGACATGTTTTGGCATCCTTTCCGCCGGATTGCATTGGCGGCAAAGGATACAAAAATAGGCCTGTACCAGAAGTACACAGACCTTTTCATCCTGAAAATGAGCGCAATAAGGTAAGGTACTTCTATTGAACCGCAACAATCCTTATGGATTGGAGCGAAACAATATGTATCCTTTGCCCTTATTGCAAATCAGGCATTTGATATTTTTTTGTAGACAAGATTGGCTCGTCCTATCGAACTACAAAGAACTTTTCCCTTGTCTGATTTTATTTTACGTTTTCCAGAATATAACTGATAGTCATCATATTATCTATTACTTTTTATATAATTTTTTCTTATAGTTATTGTTAATATTTCAAAAATGAGGTATTATTAACCTATCATTATTTTTAAAGTTACTAATTTTGGAAACTAAAAATAATATATAACTTTTATCATTACTTTTTGGTGTTAAGGAGGTTGTACTAATGACTCCAAGTATTGAAAACTTTTTTGAAAATAATTTATTTCGATTCAGTAGTTGCCCCTGTGATTGTGTTGAAGATATCATCCATATTTCACCTGGAAAGCCCGAGAAACGAGTTTTAAAAATACAAGCCGTACCAACAGATACTATCCACTTTGCTTTCGCGGCGGGTGATGTAGGATTAGTCCGCCTTGGATCCAAAGGAAAGTTAATTGAAAAGAATATATTAGGTAATTTAATCTCTATTAAAAATGGGGACACTGCTGAATTATTTAACTTTTTCAAAAGAAACGGTTTCTTTTTTAATGTAAGCAATACAGAATATGAGGAGATTGACGGAGCATTAATCTTTGAATTAGTTAGCAGAATCAGAGCAACTGTAGAACTTATGAGTGCCCTTACAGCGATCCGCAGAGATTATGACAAGATATTACATTTAACTTTATATTTGCTTTTATCGGAGCCTATCGTTTTAGACCTTCCTTCACTGGAAACCCCATATACGACTTGTAAGCATCCTTTTTTAGAGAAAATAAAAAATGCCTCTAATCTACTTGTAGTGGACCGAGGGCAAGAAAGTTTTGATAGATTCACTTATTCAATTTCTGATACCATTTATCCTCCAACTTACGAGTTGGATATTGGTGACTACAATGATATTATTGGTGGTTATATGAAATCTAAAATTGGATCTGATAATCCATATTTTAAGAACCTAACAATTTTATACTGTAATGGTATTAATGAAGATCTACAGCAACGAGAAATTATTGATTTTCTGTTTCACTATCAGTATGATGTTGGCATAATTAAGGCAATTGATTATGAAAATGGTATTGAATACTACACCGTACCAGACAGAGACAAATTTGATAAGCCGCAGAAAAATGCTCTGATTAAAGTTGCACAAATTGTACTTGGTGAAGAAATAAATGCGAACCTTGACGGCATTCACCCTCAATATGATGCTGTTAAAATGTCTCCTTCTTGGAATATTGATACTTTGATGGCAGCATTATATTTTTCGATTTTTTATATGACACAATCTGAATTATATCGTCGCTGTGCTAATCCAAATTGTGGAGCGTATTTTCTTGTAAGAACTACTTCGACCAGGAAAATATATTGTTCTGATGAATGTCGTAACAGATTTCAACAACATAAACACCGACAAAAAAAACGTTCCCAGCTAGAACGACATGAATAAAAAAGGGCCCCTGTCATACAGTTAATTACTGCATAACAGAGGCCCTTTCATTATTTATTTTCTGTAGCTTTAGGTAGCGGCACTTCACCTTTAGAAAGAACCGCCTCTATACACTCTGCTAATTTCACTTTGCATTTCATAGGATTCCCTGTATAGTGATACATTAAGTATCTAGTATCTACTACGATTCCTTGAATTCTTTCATAATTCAATTTATTTGATTTCCAATCCCCAACAGCTTCTCCAATTCTTCCAACTGTCTCTTTTAAGCCAAAGAGGTTCTTTGCCATATTATATGGCATAATGAAAGCGTTAAATAATGAGTCATTCGTTACTCCTTGATTTTGATGAATATACTCACCATATGTAATCTGCTTATTTATCGAAGATGCGTTAGGCAAATCATCAGGATTACCAGTCCAACCATATTTATAGTACTTCGCATCCAACACATAGTATTTCCCATTATATATCATTATACTATCAGGCAGTAGTGGACGCTTTTCTTTGTACTTACCATAGTCAAGTAACCAGCGAGTTCGAGGAAAGTATTTTTCTTTATCCTTCTCTCCAAATACTCTATCTATCAATTTTTCCCAAACACCTTCAAAATTATCTGTGCCAAAGTAAAATTGCTTTTCAGATGTCTTTTCATCCATATATTCTAGCATATCCTTCATAGCCTTAAATAATCTCTTATCTTTATCGTCGAAGGTGTGCATCAACTTATCATTAATTATTGTAATTGATGTTTTAATATCTGGGTGCGGACCCGGAGAAGGTGGCTTATACGAAACATAGAGCCATCCCAATTTTTCAAAGCTCTCATAAACACAAAACTTATTAATTTGGGTAATAAGTTTTGTTTCATTAGGTGTTACCGAGCGGACTGTAAACTGTGTATAAATAATTGAACTTACACCATCTTTTTGTTGTATAAGTGGTGTCTGATTCCGGAATGTTTTAGGCCAATGAGCACTTCCTCTTGCACTTGTTACATAAGTGGGATCCATTTCAATGTAATATTGCCCGCCTTTAGCTAAGTAATAATTGATTACTTCTAAGTAGGCATGAATGGGAAAATCCACACTTTGTGGGGCCTCAAACTTATTCATTGCAATTACACGATCTTTTTTCTCTGTGAACTCCGAAAGTACTTGAAACAGATGCTTTATATCTGTCCTAATTTCAGCATCTGTTTCTGGTAGCTGATACCCTAGTGGAAAATACACTATAGCATCATCAGAATCTGCTTTCACTCCTACAAAACAATCTCCATCTTCATTAGTATTTATATGGCAGTGTTTCCTAATATCTATATCTCTCTCCATAGAATCACCGCCCTAATAATTTTGCTCATTATTATTCTGATTCATAAAAGCACCACGTACATTGTCTTTAAATATTACGAAACGTTCAAATTTTTTAGCTTGCATAAACTTACGGATCACTGCCTCTAAACTTTGATATTCGCTTGTTTCAAAGATTACTTCACGTGAGAATTTGAAAGCATCATCCCACAAGTACTTAATAACTTTTTCTGGAAATCTACGATTATGTTTCATTGCAGTTCTTATTTCTTCAAGTCGCTTTATTTCATCAGAAGTAAGGGTTCCTTCCTTTTCTTTTTTACAAAGGTTATCATACTCACCCTCCATCCTATCTTCAGCTGCATCATCGTATTCAAGATCACTTAGATGTACAAAGTATGCACCTAACCTTTTGTCCTCTGCAGAAGTCATCATTGCATTGTTACCTACAATAATATCATTAATAGCAACACAGAAGTTTTTCCATGTAACTGTTGTATCTAATATTTCTGCATTTGCAAATTTAGGATCTACTTTATCAAAACTATTTTCAATCATACGCATTTCCCATCTACGTTGGAAAGCTGTATCCAAAGTAAATACATTTTGATCAGAAGTATTCATTGTCCCAATAATTGTGAGGTTTGAAGGTATGCGCACCTTATGACTTGCATCTCCATAAACCTCAAGAGCTATGTTTTTATTGGTAATTCCAAATTCACTTGTACCAATAGGAAATCCATCATCATCTTCATTAATTCTTACCTTTCTATCTAGTAACTGAAAAAGATCTCCAAAAATAGCTGGCGCATTTCCGCGGTTAATTTCTTCAATTATAAGAATGTATTCTTTTTGCGGATTAACGTATGCATCCCCTAAGATAGTAGTGAATGGACCTGGCGTAAACTTATAACTGACTTGCCCATCTTCTGATACATTTGGTAAAATCTGACCAACAAAATCGGAGTAAGTGTAATCAGGGTGAAATACCAGCCGTTCTACATTACTATCCTTTTTGCAGTATTCATGTTCTATGGTCCAGCTCTTACCTGACCCAGGAACACCGTATAATAAAATATTTGAGCCCCCTTCAATGCGCTCTACTTTATCAAAATCATTAAGTCGTTCTTCTTCAAATGTTTCAAGTTCAAATAAGGATTTTGTAGAACCTAAAAAGTCAAGATAATTTTCGGTTGCAAAAATATTTGGGTTTTCCTCAAAAATGAAAACTTTATGTGCAACTTCTTTAATCATATCAGGATTCAGTGAAATTGAATCTCTTTCTACTTTCAATGTTGGCAACTGTTTTAATGCCTGTATCAATCTATTGTCAAACTTACTACGATACTGTTCAAATTCACTAACAATATTGCTTTCTTTACGCAATAAGGTAATTAATAAAAGAGTATCTAGGAAGTTTTCAAATTTTTTTGTTGTTGCTACTAAATATCTATACTCAGTCATAGAAATAGAATAGTTACCAGTTGAACGTCCAAGTTCAATCAACACCTTATATAACAACATAACAGGATACAATCTGTATTCTTGTCTCACTCTTTCATATTCTTCATCAATTGAAGAGCTTATGAACATTTTTTCTATCTGCCTCTGTATGATATCTAAATACAATTCTGTCTTTTCATAGTCTCCCTTACATCTCGCTGTTATTTCTTCAAAGGTATCAGTAATAATAGCATTCTCATATTTTGCGTTTATCATCCTAATAAGGCCAAAGAAAGCTGCGACCCTAAGAGCACGATAATTATTAGATATCTCCACCCCCGGTTTCGTTATCTTCAATGTTTCTATTTTTTGTCCGATATAATCCTGAAGATTACCCGGATTATCTTGTAACTTGAAATCTTTTAAGAAACTAACTAAATAGCAGATGCTATCAAATGCTGTAGGCTGTTTAACTAAATACCAGCACTCATAATCAGATGAACTTTTTAGTTCATTCAACTTCTCCTCCAGTAATGAGTTCATCTACTTATTCCTCCTTATCAATTATGTTACTAACAAATCGGGCCAAAAAATATGATATTTTTGGTGGAACTGCATTGCCGATTTGTTTACATATCGATGTTTTATTTCCATAAAATACAAAATCATCCGGAAAACTCTGTATACGGGCTGCCTCACGAGGTGAAAGAGTTCTGTTTTCAACTGGATGAATAAACCTTCCACCTGCTGGAGTGTCAAATCTAGTAGTTATTGTTGGTGCTTGATCTTCCCAACATAAACGTCCATATGAACCACTATGAACAGAATTTATTTTTTCATCTAAAACAGTAAAATTCTCACCATTTCCAACCTTCTCCATTCTTTTTATAGCAATTTTAGAGTGCTTGGTTTGAGTGTGATTTGTTATTGTTGCCAAGTTACAAGATAAGAATTTTTGGTACTCTGTTTGAGGTTCTGGATTAGTAATAATTCCATCGTCTGTAGTATGCGGTAAATTGCTGATTGCATCAGCAACTGTTACTGGTTTGAAATAACTAGGATAATCATTTTCTATTTCATCTTTAGTTTTTTGCCATATAGTTTCAAAATCAATTTCTTTTTTTCTTGTTCCAATAATTATCATTCTTTCACGTTTTTGGGGAATTCCAAAATCAACCGCGTTTACTATGCGATGATAAACTGTATATGGTGCCCCATCTAATAATTCCTCATCTGAAAATATTCTCAATATTTCACTGAAGATTTTTCCTTCTTGCATTGTCATAATACCCTTGACATTTTCCATTATAAAAACTTTCGGTCTTACTGTCTTAACTACATTAAAATAATGTTTAAATAAATAGTTGCGAGGATCATCTATAAAACCGTTACGAATTCTCGCTCCTGCCATTGAAAAACCTTGGCAAGGGGGTCCACCAATAATAACATCCGCATCACCTTTTCTAAATACTTTAGCTTGATCAACATTCTTAATATCATCCACAATCATATTTACTTTTGGATGATTCATGGTGTAAGTTTTAGCTATACTAGGGTCAAACTCCACTGCCTTTATCACATCGAAATTATTTTTAATAAAGCCATAAGAAAGTCCTCCACATCCTGCAAATAGGTCAATTATATTCATCTTCTACACCTCCACCTATTCTATATCGGAAAGCAAAATTTTTTATGTAAAGGCTCTCTTCTTCCGTTAATCCATATAATGCATTAATATAGTCATCGATTTCATGAATTTCTTTAACACATTCTTTATGTTTATATTCATACTCTGTTTGTTTAGTCCCTACATATTTTTTTGTTTCTTCAAGCTTTTGTTCAAGTTTCATAGCTAATCTATTAGTTGCATTGAAATCAGGATTATCTGGGATAGTAAAACCTATCAATTCTTTCCTAGTTATGTGCCAGCAATCTGATACACAAATCCAGTACCACCAAAATAAAGATGAATTTAATAAACACATGACGTAGTTAGCTGTTTCCTCATTTTTACAATTATACTGTTTATATTCTCCACCGTTATGCTTATTGATAAAAGCTTTAATCCAAAAAGTAGCTCTCATATTTAAGTAAATAGAAGCATCACCATTTCCTTCTAATATATCTAACAAGCGCATTTGTTTTCTTATAACTTTTTGATATACGCTATTATCTGTTTTCGTTCCCAACTTTGGGATACATCCATCTGTTAAAAATAAATTTTTTACTACTTCTACAGTATTGAATAATTCTGGTCTTTCCTCACTGTACCAGTATCGGTAATTACTTGTATATATTGTTTTTTCATTATTTTTACTTCTGCCAATTAAAATACATAATTTTTGATGCACTGATGTAAACAAACAATCGGGTCTATCTGAGTAACTTAATATATATTGTTCAGGCACGAAAGTATAAAGAACATCCCTTATTTTAGACATTCTAGGCGTTGAAACATAAGAAAGAGGAATTACAAACCCAATCGAACCATTTGGTTTAAGATGTCTTCCTGCATTTTCTAATACATTTGCATATATATTACCGTATTTGTTTTCTGGGGATAACCCACTTTTAGAGTCTTCAACATAAGGAGGATTTCCCACAATAATATCATAACGTTTCTCTAAATTTGGAGCTGTCTGAACAAAATCATAATTCTCAAAAGAGTTATTCAATACCATCCCTAGCCCCATAACTTTTGATACACCTTGTCGTTGTAATGCGCATAAAAACAATCTGATTTTCGTTATTATTACTGAATCAATATTAAGATCGTTCCCTTTTATTGTGCTAACAATTTTCTTAAGATTACCTTTACTAATATTTGTTTTATGTAAATCTAATAAGTCTAATTTTATCTCCAATGCCGCAAGAAGGAACTCACCAGATCCACAAGTGGGGTCGTATACTGTTTTATTGAAACAAAATGAATTATAGGGAATACCATTTAAATCCAACACATGTAATCCATTGGGTTTCAACTTCCCACAAGCTGATTTTATAGAATTTATTAATATAAATCTCACAACATCAATAGGGGTATAGTAAACTCCCTTTATTTTTCTTGTCGATTCCTTTTCGTTTAAGGATGATAAAATTTTTTGGATACTCTCATATGAGTATAAAGTATCATCTTTTTCAAACTCTATTTCGTCAACACCTGCTATAACTGATATTTCATTAATAAGGTTCTTATAATCTACTTTACTATAATTTTGAGATAAATAATTGCAAGTAATTTTTAATGCCTCTTCTATCATTTCACTTATCATTTTTGCTTACACCGCCTGCTGATTATTCTATTGCACTTTTCCCGCTTTTAACCCATTCATCTAATTCAGAGTACTTAAATTTCCACTGCTTTCCGATTTTATGAGCGGGTATACCATTTTTCTTTTTAATCCAAGTTCGTAAAGTCACAGGTTTTACACCTAAATACTCTGCAGCCTCATCAATATTTATCCAGCTCTCACTGACTTGTTCACTCATTTTATGTTTCACCTCAATGTACCTGTAATTTGGCAACAAAATACAAGCCTATTATACTATACAACAAACGGTCTTTCAATATATTTAGTGATATTTCTTTATACTTATTGATACGTATCTTTGACACTAAAAAAATAATAAAGTCATTAAAGTCGTTGAAAAGGCTTTATTTTTTTGTCAAATTTTAAATATTTATATTGCACAATGTGTTATATGGTATGATGTTTACAAAATAACAAAGATGTGAGGAAGGTATGACCGAGTTTCAGCCAGCGCTCTGGTAGAGCCTTGCGAATTTCATGACGGTTAACGACAAGAGCGATATTAGGTCACCTTCAAAAATGGTGACAGTGATAGGAGCACAGCACGAAATAATAAAACTCCTCGTTTCCATTTCGGTAGTGAAGAGCTTGTCATTATTAGTTAGGAATATGATAGTACATTCCTTCTGGACGTTCAGATATATATACACCAAATGAGTCAAAATATTGATTAATACATTCAGCCAATAATGGCGGCATGGTTATAGCATTACCAGCGAGAAAAGCAACATACATTTTATCAAATTCTATTCTGAAATCATCAACAAGAAAGCCAAGTCTACAACTCTTGTAAAGTGGCTCTTCCGTCTTTTTCCCCTCTAGTGAACCAAGCACAGAAACCATACCTATGAGGCATTGTTTGGTTAGAGAATGAAAAAGAAGGCAAAATTCGTTCAATTCAGTCTGGTGTGTTTTGTATTTCCATTTTTCATCAATTATCTTCTGTTCAATTTCATTTATATATTTTTCATCGTACGAAATAATATACTCTGATGATACTATAGTCGATCGTCGACATGCATAATATTCGTCAAACAATTGGTAAAGAAGCGATTCAACTTGACTTTCATAATCTGCGGTCACCTCTGGCACAATTGCATGGGATGCGAATTCAGCATGTATTAATTCATGAGCAAGCAAATTCAATGCTTGCTGTCTTAAGACATAAAAGTTTTTTTTATACTCTTCATCAAGATTGTTAAAGCAGACATTATACAAGGTATCTTCCATTAAAAATGTTGCATAATTGGGGTCGATAAATACTACGTATTTATCTGCATTCTTGTCATAAAGTATTTTACCAAAAGCCCTACCGAATTCATTATTTGTGACAGAAGGGTTTTCCATATTTAGTAGCCTTTGATATTCAACAACATCAGCAATAAAATCGTTAGGAACAACTATCTTTTCTACATTTGATGTGTCAATAAAGCTGGAAATTTTCTCAGCGATAGCTTTGATTAGCTGCTCATAATATAGATTTAGCTCCGAGGTCACCGGTATCTTACCAAATAGATTCTTCACATTAAATTCAACAAACAC